GAAATGCAGCTTCCTATGGACATGCCACTACCTAATGAGACACCAGCACAGACTGCTATCCGTCAAGTAAAAGAAGCAATGATTGCTCCGCTACAAGCACAAATTGATGCTATCGAAGCACACGCTGATGTAGTTATACCTCTTATGGCAGACATAAAGGGTCTAAAGGGAGTCATCGCAGCTACGGAGGATAAGAATGTTATGCTGGAAGCCATTGATGAGTTGATGAGTAAGCTTCAAAGGCGAATGAGTGCATAAAGATTTTACTCATCAGGAGGAGTTGACTGAAGGGCTTCTCACCGAGTTTGGACTTAGGTTTGAACAACAGTGGAAAGTTCCCGGCACTAACTATCTGGCTGACTTTTATATCGAAGAGATTAAAATGGTGCTAGAATGTGATGGGCCGGTTGGACATTTGAAGAAGGCTGACGAAGAAAGAACCAAAAATATATTAGCATCTGCACCCGATATGGTTACCACCATAGGTAGGGTAGATGCCACAACTAAAAGCGGACTGAGGGAACAATTATGGCGGGTATTAAACGAATTGGGGTAGACCTCCCAGATAGAAAGACTACAGTGGACTCATGGTTCACAGCAGAGTTAGAAGAAGCTTGCTCCTCATGGGGGTTCAGTGGCACGGAAGATCACTTCAATGCTTCAGGCTTTGGTAACCCATGTGACCGATATCATTGGTACGCATTCCGTGGAAAGATTCCTAAGAAACCCCTCACCGGAAAGTTCGCTAGACTCCTACAGCATGGTAACACTTTCGAAGATCGTATGGAGAAGTACCTGTTGTCTATGGGTGGGGGAACTATCCTAGCCAGAGAATTCCCAGTAGCGTTTGAAGAAGGAGCCTTTAGAATCACAGGTCGTATCGACTTCATCATACGTCACCTCAACTTGGGTAAGGTTGTACTGGAGTTGAAGACAATCAACGATAAAGGCTACAAGGCTCTCGGAGGTAAACCTAAGGAAGAACACATGCTACAGGTACAGATGTACTTGGAGTGCCTGAACTTAGAATGGGGATTAGTTGCATATGAAAACAAGAACGATCAGGACATAAAGACCTTTAGAGTAGCTAGGGATAAAGAGTACTGGGCTAAGCAGGTGAAGCGTGGTCAGACTATTATTAGCGACCGATTCCCACCATTTGAATGTAGCTCAAAGTACCCACGATGGTGTGACTGCCTCAGAGCAACAGGAGTAGCCGATAATGAGTCCTAAACTAGAGAAAAGGTTTTCAGCAGCTAAACCTCTAGCGCAAGCAGAATCGTTTATTCAATCGTTAGATACTCCCGTCATAGGTGCACCTGCAATGTCAGACCCAACCGAAGAGGGATCGGATATCTACTACCCAGAAGCGATTCAGGATATGGATAAGGTTTCTCTTGAAAGGCTGGTATGGGCATTCAGTGCTCACAAGGCTTATCTGGAGTATCAAGTAGGTATATTGAAAGCTAAAACAAAAGCAATAGATTCCTCTATAGACGCTCTAATGCATGTAGAGACTGCTAGTTTGCTTGAACAATGTAAAGCAGAAAATCGTAAGGCCCCCGCTAGGGATGCTATGAAATCTGAAATCATTGGCAACAGCGAAGGAATCATTAGGAAGCTGGAAGAACAGATCAAAACACAAGCAGAGTTAAACCGCATTGAAAGTCTATACAACGGATATTCACATCTGTATGATGGAGTTTCTCGTGTCATCACTGTGCGTAGGGACTTGACGTAAAAAACTCACCAGAGAGGACGAGCAGTAATGTATATGGGAATAGACACGAGTACCAAGGCTCTACACGTTGTGCTCCTAAATGAGGACGGTACAATATATAGTCAGACTAAGATCAGTAACAAATTGAAAGACCTAGATGCTCGAATATTCGAGATGAGTGATGATTTATATAACTTCGCTAGTATAATAAAGGTGACCGCATCGGCAATCGAAGCTGCAATCTTTATTCAAAACCCAATGACCACTATAAAACTGTCCGCAGTTGTGGCTTGCGCGAAGTACGCACTTCATAGAGCAGGACTTTCAGTTGTCCCTGTGGATAATCGTTCTTGGAAGAAGACGATAATAGGAAATGGTAACGCTAAGAAAACAGACATAATGGCACACGCAAAAAAGGTCTGGGGTGACCAATTTGAGGAGCAAGATTTTGCTGACGCAGCTTGCGTGGCGATGTGGATGAAAGATACTTTTAACGAGAAAAAAGATGGAGAAGAACATGGCAGCTAAGAAACCTATGGCAGATAGCAAGAGCAGTACGTTCTCAGTAAGCACCGGAGAGAAGCCAAGTACTTCGACAGGTGTGGAATATGTTGACAAGCTTCCAGAGGGTAAAACCTACGAAGATATTAAGGAGCAGTACGGAAAGATAGTATGGTGTAGGTATCTAGCATGTAAGTCCAACCAGCCGGTTGAAGGTTTACAGCGTACAACAGGTACGATCAGGAAAAACCCAAGCTACAAACCGTTTACCGAAGCAGAGCATGTATGGAAAGGAATCTGTACTAGAAATGAGATTGCTATCGACTTTACGAGTGTACGAACGAAAACGGGCATCAAACAGAATGTCCCCTCTTGCTATGTATCATCGGTTGACACGAGGCAGCACCAAGATTGGTCGAAGCTTCTTCAATCGGATGGGACTGCATTTGGAGGCTCCACAGAATCTCGAACCTTTGAACACGACTGGGACAAGCACGGAAACTGGGACAACAAAGGCTAAGGTAGGAAAAGATCAGTATAGCCCTAATTCTATAATTATGAACGAGGTAAATTATGCCGAAGACGATACCAATAGAGGTACGAAATAAAGCCTTAGAGTTATATCTAAGAGATGATATGTCAGCTAAGGAAATAGCTCAATCCGTATCAGATGAATTCTGGACTACTGTGAAGCCTGTGACTATTTATTCGTGGGCTACTAAGTACGGTTGGGATGATGCAAGAAGTAATGTAAAGTCAACAGCTTTAGCTAAGGCTACTGAAAGTGAGGCCGGTAGGCTTCTTCGTACAACTCAGGATCATCTGAAAATGTACGGGAAAATCAGGGTGAAAGCTAGTGACGATCTGGACACCATTCCATTTGATAGTGCTATTGATGCTGTTAAAGCTGCGAAGATCGGTGCGGAGGGGGAATTAGAGATTCTCCGAAGCATGATGCAGATGGAGTTTGTTAACCAAGTTATGATGATTCTAGTTGATGAAATCCCAGACTCAGCCACACTAACAATTGTTGGTGAAAAGTTAATGGCTTTGGTAGTGGAAGGTGAGTAAAGCACAGTTCAAAAGTTCTAGCCTTTACCTACCGGATAAGGATAATAGGGGATTATCATACATAGACGCTATCAAGCATCTATCTGATGAATTAACAGGTGCCGGTAAAGTAAGTGTGGAGATTGGCTCCTTTTGGGAGTTCGTTAGGGATATATGGTCATTGTCATTCGACAAACCAGAACTGTTCAACACATGGCATGTAGGTTACCTTGCAGAGGATATTCAAGACGCAACCGAACAGGGTTTGCATTACTGTGCGATACTTCCAAGAGCACATTATAAATCCACCATTCTGGGGCATGCTTTTTCCGTGTGGACGATACTGAAGAAGGAAAAGGACTTGAAGGTTCTTTACCTTTCGTACTCAGACACAATGGCAAAGTATCACATTAACGAGTTGAAGAAAGAAGTAACTCGTAACCCAGTGTTGAAGACTTTGATGGAAGACAAAACACCACGATCAGACTACACGTTCCGAATGCGTTACAAAGGTAACAACGTCGAAATCGAGAAGGGTGGCTTGTTCTCCTTCAAACGTGGTATGCACCTAGATGGAGCACTAATCGCAGACGATATTCTGAAAGACCCAGAAAACCCGCTGGAAATTGGGCAGGTTACTAAGGTTGAAGATCACTTTCTAACAGAGAGTATGTTTATACCTAACAAGGGCGCACCTATTGTAGTAGTTGGTACACCCCTACTGCCAGATGATATTCTAGCCAAGCTTGAATTCGACGAAAGGTTTAGGCACAGAAGGTTACCTGTGTTTAATCCCACCCCCGGTAGACCAGTACTTGCCCCTGAAATATTTAGTATGAAAGAGTTACTTACTCACCAGAAAGCTAAACCTAAGGCGTTTGCTTCTGAGTTTATGTTGGAACCCTTCTACAGCAGTGAAACCTACTTCTCCAAAGAAGATATTATAAAGGCAACCGACCCTAGGTTACGTAACTTACATGCTCTAACGAAACATAAATTCTCAGAGACAGATGAAGTATTCGGTGGCTTTGACGTAGGCAAGAAACGACACCCTAGCCACTTAGCTATATTCAAGAGGAATGGAAGTAGGGTAGAACAGATTCATAGTTCTTATCTTAATGGTTGGAACTATAATGATCAGATAGAATATGTAAACGATGTAGCAGAGAACTTTAATATGAATAGAGGCTACGTGGACAATACTCGTGGCGAACTAGAAGATCGTGGATTATCTAATATCTGGGTTCCTATGTCGTTTACTCCCAAGCTAAAAGCTAATATGGCTGGTATAATGGAAGAGATGATTTTAGGCGGTAGGGCTAAGCTACTAGATGATGCTCAACAGAATCTTCAACTACAGCAAGTGAACAACGATTTGAAGGCTACCACTACGGTAGCTGGACATGGGGACGCTTTCTTTAGTGTAGCTATGGCTCTTCAAGCTGCTTACGAAACAGACTTATACGGTATGGAAGTAGTGGGTGATTTGCAGCAGTGGGCATCAGGTTTGGAGTCCGACAGGGAATCCGACGATCCTATGCAAAACTGGCTAAAAAGACTTGAATCTGGGTCACCTGAGGAGTATAATAGTACTACACAGAAAGACACAACCTTCCCGCCCATAGGTGCTCCCAACCCAAATTGTGATAACAGGCAATGCAATCCCAAGGCTTGGATACCGGAAAACAATTTGTGCATGATGTGTCTGCATAGGGGGGATAAGCCTCTGCTACTTTAAAGAACAAAACGAATGGAGAAAAAATGTTACATCTATCGCCCCAAGCTGAGGTCGTAGCTAAGAAACGCTATTATTTAAAGAATGATCGGGGAGAGATCATTGAAGATGCCGAGAAGATGTTTAGGAGAGTAGCGAAGGGTGTAGCAAGTATAGAAACGCTGTACAATTCCAAAGCGGACATTACCCGCTCCGAGAAGGAATTCTATCGTATCATGGCAGAGAATAAGTTTATTCCTAACTCACCCACGCTGATGAATGCAGGTACACAGCAAGGTACTCTATCAGCGTGTTTTGTTCTCCCAGTAGAGGATAGTATGGAAGGTATTATGAAAGCTGCCACAGATGCAGCTATGGTTCAGAAGTTCGGAGGTGGGACAGGATTCTCTTTGTCTAAATTACGACCTAGAGGTGACACTATCTCAACCACGCATGGTAGGGCTTGTGGCCCCATTGAAGTGCTAAAGACCCTCAGCCGTGTATCCTCAATGATTACTCAGGGTGGCAAACGTGATGGTGCAAACATGGCGGTGATGGACATTCACCACCCAGATATTCTAGAGTTCATCACATGCAAGACCGTAGAGGGTGAGATACATAATTTTAATATCAGCGTAGGTGTCACTAACGACTTCATGGCGGCTGTAAAAGCTGGCACTCACTACAATCTCATCGACCCTAAGTACAAAAACGTTGTAGGTGAGTTGGAAGCAAGAGATGTGTTCCAGAAGATTGTATATGGAGCGTGGCGCAACGGCGAACCGGGAATGGTGTTCCTTGACAGAATAAACGAGGACAACAGCGTGAAGGAACAGTATGGAGAGATGATTGCAACAAACCCATGTGGTGAGCAGCCTCTACTAGCAAACGAATCATGCAATCTAGGCTCCATAAACCTAGCCGAGTTCTTCATCGCTAGATCAGATGCCACTAAGTGGGAAGATGAATTTAGTTGGGAAGACTATGGTAGGACTATTAGAACATCCATACGATTCTTAGATGATGTAGTAGATGCCAACGTATACGCCACAAAAGATATTGAGAAAATGACTAAGGCTACCCGCAAGGTTGGTCTAGGTATTATGGGCTTTGCAGACCTATTAATTCAGATGCGTGTAGCATACGATTCCGTAGAAGCTAGAAAAATCGGTTCAAAGATGATGGAAGTAATGAAAATTGAAGCGGACTCGGAATCGAAAGAACTGGCTATCAGTCGTGGTAACTTCCCAGCTTGGGAGAAATCAACCTTTGAAACCCCTATGCGGAATGCTTGCCGACTAACGGTAGCACCCACAGGAACAATTTCAATGCTTGCAAATACTTCATCGGGAATTGAGCCTACCTTTGCATTAGCTTGGAAGAAGCAGAACGTACTAGAGGGTGAGACATTGTTCTACACCAACAAGTATTTCAAAGAGGAAGATTTTGTTACTGACGAAATCCTAGAGCGTGTCAGCGTAGGCGGTAGTTTAGAATATGCAGATATTCCACAGTGGGCTAAGGATGTATACACTACATCACCAGAGATTTCTGGTAGTGATCATGTACTGATGCAAGCAGCGTTCCAAGAGCACTGTGATTCAGGAATCAGTAAGACCATCAACTTACCTAACGAGGCTACCGAAGAGGACGTTGCAACAGCGTACCTAACAGCATTCGATAGTGGTTGTAAAGGTATTACAGTATACCGATCAGGCAGCAGGGATAAGGAAGTACTCGTAAAAGAATCCCAAACAAAGATTCCAGCGGTTACGCAGGGTCAGCAAGGAGATTTTCTAGGGGATTGGGATAAGCAGATAAAAAACCTAGAGCGGAGTAAGGATGTACCACAGTGGAATCCCGAAGATTACAAGCCT